ACTAGCGCTGAACTATCGACTGGTATAGTAAATTGAGTGGCGCTAATTTTAGTTATATTATATCCTAGAGGGTTATTAATCTCATCGTCTATTAATTCATCGCCAGAGTCGGAATTGTAAACATATACTAGATCTCCTGTATTCAATAAATGTACCGCAGGATTAGTTATTGTAAATAGCGTCGGATTGCCATACGTTATAGTGAATATCCCACTATCTGGATCAAATACTTCTTCACCAAATGGTGATCTAAAATTAGTTGTAATTGTTTCCACTCTAGCCATGGGTTTACGAAAATCGTAAATATCTTGCGCTGGTACTAAATATATCCTATCGCCGACAGTTTCCCTTACTTCGAACTCGAAATGGTAGTTTTCTAGAGTAGGCACTGATTGACTAGGATCATTGAATTCAGAAACAGTTACACTTTGAGCAATGAATTCACGTATTAGCAATCTAATTTTAGCATATGGATTTGCAATAGAAGGATTAACTGGCGCCCAAAAAGGGAATATTTTTAGTCGTATTACTTGTTGTAAAGTATCTAAAATTCTAATATCACCTAATTTACCAGGTTGTCCTGATGTATGCACATTCCATTTATAATCATTCGGATTAGGTGTCGCTGGTAAGCGATTACGAGAATCAAACTGGACCAATTGATGAACTAGACTAATGTTATTGTAATTCGTAAGATTAGATTGAATGCGAGAAAAAGTACTTTCTATTGATTCAGGAGCCATAAATGAACTCATTAATTTCATCACTTTATATATCTCATTGTTAACCATATACTGGCTCTTTACTGAATCCAAAGGAAGTATATTATCTGGAGAACTACGTTTTCCGACAACCCTTTCTTGATCAATTATACTATTCCCCCGACGATCTTGATGCGCAGTAAATTTGTAAGCATTTTCGTCGGGAGTAAACTGAAAAACCTCTTTTTTCTCATAATCAGATATAGTTCCTGAATCAGTATCTCTATCGACTCCAGATAATTTAGTATCGAAGTCTTGTTCTTGAACCTGTTTCAACATGCTGGAACGTCGGTTTATAAAATCATCAGCGATCATTTCGTGAACTTCATCATATTGCTTATTATAAAACCTGGACTCGGGGAGCCTAGAAACAAATTTGACTAAAGCATCCATCCCATTTAGATCCATTTTTTTACCTGTCTTTTTGGAGATTTTATTTGCAATTTTAGTCAAAGATTCCCTAGTTAAAACTAAATGAAAGTTAGTATGAAGAATCATCGTGTCCGGGGGCATATCCCCTTGAGATGCGAACATTTTTCGCCGACCAGATGTATTAGAGTTCATTTTTGAAACGGTTCCTCGAAAGTATAATATATATTTTTTTCTTTTTATTCTTTCTATAATATAAATAGTAAAATGGGAGACGCTAGCGGGAAATGTCTCGCAGATATCTGCGATTGCGAAGTTGAATCGAGAGATAATGAATTTGTTAAAATCACTGTGAGCATACATCAAGAGAAGGGTATAATTTCTACGTTTCAATATGATCGCGAATTACATTTAAGTAGAAAAGCCACAGTAAGGGATGTGGAGACTTTATTGAAAGCAAGATATGTAGGTGTTTATGAAAATAAGCCCAGATTTTTATTACCTGATCCATTGGCTCCTCCTAAACTAGAAAAACCAGAAAAACCAGAAAAACAAGAACAGCGAAAAACATTAAAGAAAAAATTAATCAACTTGAGGGGCAAGAAAAATAAAAAAGAAAAAGAACTAGAAGAAACCGAAGAACCTGAAAGACAAGATAATATCGCACACCCAGATAGCAATACTATGGAATATACCACTGCATTTCAGCCAACGTCGGGTGATGAGAGCGAGAAACACGACTAAAACTATGAAGGAATTTTGGTTTGGAAAAGCTGTTTCGGTTAAGATGGAGTTACATTTACAATCTCGAGTGGTAGAATTATATATTCCTATGATTTTACCTAGTGAATACGTGTATATAGGATTATTTTCAGATATACCTAGATATATCAAAATAGACGAAAAAGTAGAATGGACTATTGATGTTGACAAAGCAAAGAGAAAAATACAAAAATTAAGCGACAATAAAATTTACAGTTATGTTCCAAAATCCCAACCCAATCTAAAAATATCTATCTGTTTAATTACTGACCGAGATTTTGCTTGCAGAGGACAGGAACCTCTGGCTAAAGTAGGAGATTACAGAATCAATATCCATTATTACGAGACGTAGATCTATCGTAAAAATTGATTTCTTTTTTCTGTCTATTAACAAAAGATGAACTTGATTAGCATCTCTACCTCTAGACACATGCAAGACTTGATGGATGGGGAAGTTCCTCAATTGGCCATATGGGATTTTGTTTCCTTCGAAAATAAACATTATATCTATGTGTACATCAGTGGAAAAAATAAATACCAAGTCGTCGTGAATCCGACAGATGAGCAAATAAATAGTTTGTGTTTATACGCTATGCTTACTTCTAATGCTTTATGGAATAGGTTGGTAGATGCTGAGAAAGCAAGGGAAAAGCCGGAAATTCGAATTGATAGCCTGAAACAGTTGCTTGAGCTAATAAAATCTGATGATCTTGGATCCAAGACATGGGAATTTCATCTTTTCCACAAGGGGTACTATGTTTATGTATACAAAAATAGTGAAAAAAAGTACCTCGCTTTTCCCGATATCGTATGTTACGGGAAGGAGCGTTGCCCTTATCCCGACACCGGCTCTATCGAAACTGAAGATTTATTGCAGAGATATTCGAAATAAAAAATAAGATAATTTGTTTTTTTACATCGGATCAATATCTGTACCAAAGTCGGTCTCCATATTTTCTTCAGAACTATCATCCCACCAAATACGGTTAGAGTTTTCATTGAGTTCATTAGTGAAATACTTTTGGTACAAATTTCTGGTAGATCTAACATGACCTTCCACTGCTTTTCGAGCTATAGATCCTCTATGTTGTTGCGATATAGCTAATTTTTCATCTATATTAATTTGTCCATTAGTAGGACTGTCATAAATTGAAATATCATCGAAATAAGGCAGACCGCTAGGCCCGGCAAGAGTAAATGAATTCATACTAGCATTAGTTGTAGCGCTAACGCCAACACCATGAGCAGGTTGAAATACTGTATCACCTCCAGAGATAACTTGATCCACTATGTCAGAGTTATCTATCTCATCACTATTATTGAATGGAATTCTAGGAGTTCTTTGTAATAAACTATCCATGTCCCAAGATGCTGAAATATTACCATAGTCGCTGTAATCAGTGTCATCTGTATCTAAAAAAGACTCTTTTCCAGTTTCTCCATAAATATATTTGTGGAACATAGGCATACTTACAAATATAATCACTATTAACACTATGATCAATGCTAGGAAAAGATCCATCGAACTCATTTTATTCGTTGTCCGCGAATTGTATATATAGAAGATAATAATGAATAGTAAAATTAATTACACTTCTTCTCTGTTTCTGGATTGGCTGAAGCTTTATCTAGTTTTCCTTCTAAGATATTTATGTTTTCGCTTACCATGCTGAGCATATTTTGTAATTTAGGATCTGATACATTCTTTCCACTAATCTGATTGTTGTAGAATTTAATAATTTCTTTAAACTGTCTTGTAACTTTCAAGTCAGCTGTGTTCTTTTTTGCGACATCTATCACAAAATGTTCTATAATTATGCCTGGATTAGCAGTTTGTGATGTTACAAAATCTTTATAATAATCGCCAAAATTTTCTTTAAGCAAGCCTACAGATGATTTTATCTTTTCGAAAGCTTGATCACATCTAGGGATATGTTTTCTCATACTATCTATGTTTTCGATCATCGCTTCGGAAAATTTATCCACATCTATATCAGGACTAGTGAGAAGTTTGACAATATTGATGACTCTACTGTAGATCAGATGTAATACATAAAGTATATATTTTTTATGCTCGCTGTTCAATATGTCCGAGATCCAAATTTGTTTGAAATCGAGGGATGTGAAATTAAACAATGTGAGATAGTCGCCATCACTATTCAGAATAAAATCATCTTTCAAAGACGACTTATCTTCAATATCATTTTTAGGCGATTTTGTTCTCGTCTGCTCCGCTACCAAAACACTTTTCAGATTTCTCGCAATCATGACCATTTCTTTGACGACTGGATGTTCTTTCAAAGCACTGTATTTAGACCCCAACTCTGGTATCTTGTATCTGGAATTCATGTTTTGGAAAAATGCTTGTAATTTTTCAGGGTCCGAATTAATAGCATGTAATTCTTCTCCACTTAACACACCATCATTATGTTCTAGTTCCATTTTTTTTATACTCTCAAATGCATCTTCGACATATTTTTTAATTTGTTCGACACCTCTGTCGAATAAGGTTTGCAACACCTCACAAACTTTAGAAGCAACAAATTTTTGTAACAATTGCAAAACTTCATTTGTCAATTCATATATCTTTTCATATTTTGGTATCACCACTTCAGCATCTGGTTCCGATTTTCCCATCATTTTATTAAACATTTCTATCACTTCTTGGTTCTTAACGGTCTTTTTGACCGTAGAAACCTTGGTTTTCCTCATGTTGATGTATATTAAAAAATTAATGTTTAATTCACAATTTAATAATCAAAACCTTCGTTTTTCATCATCTTTCTATCTTGCAGATAACCAGCGTAGTATTTTAACATAGCTCTGGTATGCTTTATGATCGTGTTTTGTTCTTCTGGTATGAATGAATGCCATGTTCGTTTCAATTGATTCATCAACATTACGATATTTTCATACGGGCTTACTTCGGCTATCGAGTTCTCATTTTGAGCTTCTTTAATATCATCTTCAAAATTGCTATTCAAAAAGAACGCGACATTATTGCCACTTATCTGTTCTTTATATTTCCAAATATATGGTCCGGCTTTTTCTATTATGAAAGAAGGATTTGCATTTTTTAAAACTTCAAACTTATCTTTTAAAGCTATGAAATCTTCATTCTTTGTGTTCTTTCCATGAACACTAGTAATAATCAAATGAAAATGATTTACAAATCTTCCAATATTTTTTTCACAGTTTTTAAACAGCTCATCACGTCTCTTTGCTTTACTCATTTTATGATTTTATTCTTACGAGCTTTTAAATAATATTAACCGGACCATCTGATAGGTTTATGATTAGGTTTCCTGCCCATTTTATCGGCTTCTGAGTTGTAATATTCTTCTAATATTGAATCACCATCTTCATCGTCATAATATTTTTTGCTTGGAGTTGCTTTTATTTCGTCGATACCGGCAGCTTCCCTAAATTCTGAGTCGCTCTTGAATTTAGATTTCACGCTCTTGGCCACCACTTTTCTACCGCCTTTTATATATTTTTCATCACCGACGCCCTTCATCTGAGGACGTTTTTTTTGGAAAGCGGCCATTTTTCTGCGTATATCTTCGTCTCTGTTTATGCGGGGATCATCGTCATCATCATCGTTGTCTTGAGCATTCATAATGCCATCATGATATGAATGAATCAATTCATCCGGGCTGTTTGCACTTAAACCAAATCCTAATTTAGCTCTCTTGGGAGGTGTCAACACCTGCACAATTTTTTCCAGACTGACGTAATGTTTATCTTTGTATATCAAGGTGGGGGTGCGACTTATTCCTATTTTTTGTGCTGCGGCAACATTTTTTTTGTCGATATATATAGGTTTCAACACCATTACCTTGGCTAAATCTCCTATATATTTACATATATGGTTTAACAATATTTTCGTACTTTTAGCACCCTCTTTAAGATAAATTCTCACAATTGGTTTTTCTTTCATTTTATATATCAATGTAATGAAATTTAAAATTGAAAATATAATGATATAATATATAATGGAGCAACCGAAAATCAAAAACCTTTCAATCAAGGCTCTAGATTATAATCTAGATAATCCAATCTTTGATAAGTTAAAAAACAAAAAAGAGATATTGGACTTACTTCCAGATAAAAAATCTCATAAAATTAACTTCATCTTAACCCGTGCAAATGTAGCAATAGCGAATGCACTTAGACGCGTAGTATTAGAAGAGCTAAAAATTAAAGCTTTTGAAGTAAATGTTTCTGACATCTCTACCAATGACAAAGAAATAATAATAAGTGAATTAGCTGATAGGATCGCCTTCATACCATTAGATCAGGATATTCCTCTAGACGTTGTATACGCACTACTTTTTACTTGCCACGATTCAGAACAAGAATATACTCCTGTCCATTCTAGTAAAATTATGCAAATTGAAGGAAAACGGTTGAACAAATTACCATTTGCCGGGACATTTAGATTATTAGAAATATTACCAGGTAGGACTATTTCTATACCTTCTATTAAAATAACAGAGGGATACGGATGGGAACATTCAAAGTTTTCTATTGCGTCTGATTTTAAATACCAGATTAGAGATTATGTAGATGTTCATTTCTTAAATGAAAGAGGCAATATCATAAGTGGCATGGTAAGGAGAGAAGAGTTAGTGGATTACATGAAAAAGAAAAAGATATCACATCCTCTAATTTCAGGAAGTAATTCTAGCGAATTATATAAAAAGGATATATTAATAATTCCTGATTCATCGTTCCAAAATATGACAGATGTGCGCACGCGTAACAAGCTGCAAATGTATTCTGTGGTTTTGGAAGATTTCAAAATCGAAATATGTAGCAGTATGAAAAGCTGTCCAAGGGAATTCTTTTTGGAGTTCACAACCAATGGTAATATCGATCCTATTATTATGATGCGAATGGTTTGTGATAATATAGTAGGTAGATTGAAAACAATATCTGAATCAGCTAACTTAATAATAAATTCAGATGGCGAAAAGACAGAAATAATGATAAAGGGGGAGTCATATACTATAAGTGATTTAATAAAAAGAGCCATATTGGATTTAGATCCGTCTATAGGTCTTGTAAATTCTACTATGTTACATCCATCTATCAGAACAATTACAATAAATATCAGACATCCTAATGCTGAAAAAATATTCTTCGATGCTGTGAAAAATCTGGAAAAAATATTTTCAGATCTAGAATCGCAATTCAATGAGAAAGAGAAAGAGAAACATTGATAGTTTCGCCTTCGAAAGTAATATCTTTTTTTTCAACTCGATATCCTAACATATTTAGTTGATACACAATGTATTCTATGTTTATGAAATATTTTGGCGAAAAATCACTTATGATAAATATAGGTATTGCAATACTGCTCCTAGAGTAATATATATTACATAAAGCAGCGTGGTATTTTTTGGAAACGAAAGCATACTTATGAGTACCAACTTGAAAAAGTGTATGATCAGGGTTGATATATATTTGTTTGGAAAGAGAAGATTTGATTTGTTCTGAGAGATCAGTAATATAGTTGTCATATATATAATCCCTTTCATCGATGGAATATGTTATATATCCATGTCCTGGGCTAGCATGTTGTCTAACTAAAATATTAGTCATCCACTCCTCTCTTCTTACTATCAAAGTTATAGTTTCGCTACCAGAACGCACATCTTTTATTACATATCCTAGGTTCTTCACATATTTTTTTATTTTTTCTAGTTCCAAAATACTGTATGGAAGATGTAATAATATGTTCCAATTTTCATGATAAAATCCTATTTTATCCCAAGTAGGTTCATCATCAGGATACTGACGTTTCGCTTTTATAATGACAGATACTGTTTCCATTATATCCTCTGTAAATGTATTTACAGAATATTTCAACTTTTAAAAAAAGAAATAAAAAATTGATCTTAACAAATGTATTTACATTCTTCGTATTCTTTGTAAACTTGTTTGTATTCTTTGTAAACCAGTTTACAAAGTATAAGGAAATGAACGTCTTAGAAATCTTATCAGGGTTGCCCGACTATTGGCACCGAGAATACATAATTGACGGTGAAAAAGCCAGATTAAACATATCGCGGGATGAAATAGAGAACGGTGTAGAATACTTTATTTCTTGGGATAATGGACCGAGAGATTGTATACAATTTGTATACATTCCTTCTAATGATACATATGAAAATATCAATAGATTTGGTGCATACAAAGAAGAAGTATTGGGATATATAGAACACGAAGCCAATCTTGCTACCTATAAATGGGATGGAAATGAAGGTTATGTATCTAGGGATGAATGGATACCACATGGACCGGCTAGTTTTGTCATTGACGACATCATACACATTTGTTGGTATGATGATGGAAAATTGCATGGTAGATACATCAAAAAGAAAGATGGAAAAATAATATACAAGGCTGTCTACAAAAAAGGTAGTAAAAAAAGACAATACGTACCAAGGAAATGATTATTTCGCTTTCTGATATACATGTTGTTTTTCTCCAAAGAGCCATTTAGTTCTATGACCTTCTTCTATGACTTTTACTATTTTGCCTATTTCGTCTATCCAAACATCTTTCCATGTAGTGTTTTTCAAAACGGTTAACTCATCTTTCAAAGACTTTATTTTTTCTTCCAGAGCAGCAACTGCTTTTTTAGATTTCATACGTATGGTAATTTCATCTATGTATGAATAAGAAGATCCTACGTTTTTGATGGAATATTCCAATTCATCTACCTTAATATATTGCGGTTGGAACAGAGTTCTTTTGTTGAATTTTACGAAGTTATTTTCTCGCAATATCTTTTCTCTTTCTTCTTCTTCGAAGTCTTTGTCTATATTAATTTCTTTCGTGGCATCCATGCTAATGAATCGCAATTCATTCTTGTGGAATTCTATTTTTAATGTTAGCAAGATTATTTGTCGATGCAACCTTAATTCATACATTTTCTTCCTGATAGGAAACCATTCCTTCATTACGTCTTCATATCTAGCATACTCTTTAATGCTCCCATCGTGTGATATCATGTTCAACTGTGGTAGCATCTGTTGACTAAGTTCAAAATAATCTTCTATGGGAGATATGTATTCGTTCCCATATTTTTTGTTTATTTCATCTATGGCGTTTTCTTGCAATTTAATAGTAATATGATTTGTATCATTAGCGGTGTGATCGATGAAACTAGTAGCTAATGATTTACTATTGTACTTCTTTCCATCTTTATCTTCGTTCTTTCCAGTTCGTGGGTTTTTTCCCAAAATCTTGCATTCTAAATTATATGACCATATCTTAAGTGGTAACTGTGTTATTACTATTTCGTTCTTATTCTTGTCATAATTATAACTTCCGAAACATATTTCCGATTTTATTTCGCTGTTTGGGTAACTTCCCAATTCTACCGTCATATTAGATGGTAACCATACTTTCTTTTCGAAAGATTGGGGTTCTTGGCCGTCAATCATTCTCTTCAAATTCATCACTGTAAATTTTAGATCTCTTGCCCAACAACTTATTTTCCATCCAACACTGGCAGTTGTACTCGTTTCCAAAATAGCATAGGGAAGTATAGGAACATAATACGTAGGCTCGCATTGTATACCATCTTCATATTGGTAATCTAATAGAAAATCATCCTGTCTCGGAAACATAAGATCCATGACTTTTTTATTATATTTAGTATTAACATACCTAGGACTTCCTGTTTCTCCTCTACCATTGACTCTGTCTCCAAATCCATTAGAAATAGATACAAATGGCGGTATATTATTCGATCCAGTAAAATTTTGCGCCATCTTGATGATCGTCTCATTCATAGCAGCATCACCATGTTGATATCCCATATTTTTGGATACATATCCAGTTAATTGATACACTTTGATCTTTTTGGTTTTACTATCTATCCTTCTAGCGCCTGCTATAGCTTTTCTCTGCCCTGGTAATAATCCGTCGATCGAACACTTTAATTTTCTTCGCATGAATTCCAACTGGAATGATTTAGCTTCCTTTAGGAAATGTAACGAACATGGAATTTTTTGCTTCTCCATCATCTTTGGATCGTAATCTCTATCCACAGGAGTGGAGAGGGTGATTTTACGACCTTCCGTCCTTGGACCATATGTTAATTCCATCGCTTTCAAACAAGCATCATCCCATGTAAAAGTATACGTATTCTTTAACAAATTAGGCCCGATATCATATAACACTTCCTCCTCAGAATGAGTCGATAACCCTTTGTAGTAATCTATCGAATATCCAGAAGGAACATTTGATTCTCCACCGAAATTTTCAGTAGCCCAATCAACGAATTCTTTCTGCGAGTAGAAATTGGTAACTTCTTTACCATGATAAGCGCGTATAATTGGAGTAGCTAATCTTTTGATGTAACCCCTTTTTATCAAATCAGGCCAGAAACACATAATAAACACTAATAACAAACTACAAATATGTCCTATACCATCTAAATCTTGATCTGTGGCGATAATCATACCACCTCCATAAGGTAGTTTCTTGAACGTCATATCACCTCTTTCTCGTTTTTTATATAATTTCTCCACACCTTCTTCATCCAAATCATCGATGCTGGGATCTTCTTCAGGCGGACCAAAGTAATAATCCTCGTTGTAATCTAATCCAAATACACTAACTAATCCTTGCAAACCGATGTTATTCATCAGATCTTTATGTTTGATAGTATGTGTTTTGCCGTCATCTAGGATAATTTTTTTAATTTTTTTCCTAGCATTCATAGGTACACCTTGAATATTGTACATACCACATTTTTTATAATCTACAGGAGATGTCTTCGAATGAATAATATCTCTGATGATTTTAGCGGCACTGTCTCCTTCCGGGATAAAGCACACACTATTAGGCCCCATTTTTTCAGCTTTCACATATTTTCTTATGGGTACTGATTTCTTCCTCTTCTTTTTGTCTTCCGCTAACTCCCTATTATTTAAGGATACCTCCAAAACATCTTTTATAGTTTTCCATATTTTTTCTATTACTTTTTGTGGTACGACAAATGTTTTTTTCATTTCGTTGAGAGTTTTTACGCCTATTTTTACACTTTCTTTCGTTTGTCCAGTGAATTGGGGAATTGGTATCTGCTTGCAATCTATCAAAAATAGAAGATTCCTAATAATTGCATCAGATATTTTTATTGACATATTCTTAGTTAATTTCTGAATTCTCGTAGATAAAGAGTCGAGTATATGTTTCATTAACATTTCACTATGACTACCGCCTTTCTCCAAAGAAACTCCATTGACTATGGTAATCCTTTCGAATTTATGATAAGGATTTACGCCTATAGCAAAATACCAAGGAAATTTGATACATTCATCATCCTTACCTTCTTCAGCGAGTTCATTATATTCTTTTTTACTATGTTCCATAGAAGAATATACAAAACTATTGACTCCAAACATTTTGATAAAATCGCCTAGATTTTCTATACTAATTTTCTCGCCATTAAAATAAATAGCGGCTTTATTATTATATTCTATCCTGTATCCGTTTTCGTATCTATAATTTATGGACGCTACGAAAGCGGCAGTTTGGTACATTCTGTATTCTATGATCTTGCGGAAATTTTCTGCATTATCTTCATCAAACCAATCGGGATCTGGTTTATTTGTGTCGGATTGACATAAATCAGCGTAACTTGGTATAAATTTGATAGTAGTATGCGGTTTTTTTTGAGCAGTGCTCAACCCTTCCGATTTTTCAAGATTTACTATTCGAGGTTCTTCAATCACTTCCATACGGTCTCTACAAATCTGTTTGTAGTATTTTTTTCTAATAAAGTCGACCGTTTCTACTTCAAAGTAGTTGCTATCAACGTTTACTAGTTTCATACCTAAGCCATTCATACCTCCCGTAACTCTTTCTGGATTAACTTTATCCTCCAAATTAGTGCCTCCATATTCTACTGTGATGAATCCTTCTACAACATACTTTCCAATTTTATCATCAACATATACCGGCATACCTTTTCCGCTATTCGTAATAGTGATAGCTCCGGTTTTTTTATCAAACCAAACTTTAATAAAGTCCACATCACCTCCTACTTCTTCAGGATATCCGGCTATTTCTATATATTGATCTATAGCGTTAACTAATATCTCATCGAAACATTTTAATAGAGCTTCGCTAATAGAGATATTCTGGCGAATAAATTTCTTGTCTTTTAAGACCCAATAACTATTTTCTGATACAGTCCTGGAACCTTTCCACATAGAACGACCTCTGGCATGTTCAGAAAATTTCAAAAACTTAGCTTCTTTTTCTTTGAAAGGTCTCATTTTTATCTCCCAAATAAGTATTATTTATATGAAAAATTTCAATTTTATTATACTCTTGCAGTCCATCCCAATAATTGATTAAACAGTATACTTTCATTATTCCTCCCAGCCGGATTAGCAGATGGCACGTCTCCAGAAGGATCTGATCTATACATATCATGTACTAGCGTTGATTCATATGGGGAGAAAGTTTCCGCTTTCTTCCACATAAGTACAATAATCAGTAATATAATTATTATAGCACAAACTAAGGTCTTCATTTCTCTTTGTATTATATATGATACAAAAATAATACGAAAAAATATATAACGTTAATATAATGCGCGGAATAAGATCGCGAGTTTCTACTGTGGATCCAAACGCTTCTTTATTTATATTGGAAGTAGACAATGTAGAAGATTACACTGAAGAAAATATGGAAGGAAAAAAACATGGAAGTTTGAGGGATTACATCAATATATTCAATTCTCGCAATAACACAAAAGTAGAATTAGTATCTATAGGAAATATAAAAGTATATGACCAGGGTGCTATTAATTTTATTACTACTGCTTATGACGAGTACTCCACTATAATAATAGATGCTGTAGAAAATGCCATAGTTCTATCAGCAGAATGCATTGCTCCAGAAGAAAGGCATATACATTGTAGATACGATGTATATAACATCAGAACAATATTAAAATGTGCTGATTGGATAGCCAAAATACATAATAAAAAAGCTAAAAAAGTAGAACCTGATGTTATGTCTTTTTATAGTAGGAAAAGTATTAAAGTCATTCACATATCTTTCAAAAAATGAATTCATCCGTAGATACATCTACGGAAACTACGGAAACAATATTCACGAAACTCCGTAGATAATATTTGCAAAGAAGCATGGAATCTAAAGTTATAGAGGCTGAAATCTACTTGATAGAGTGCGGTTATGTAGATAGATTGTGTAAAGACAAGATAGGACGGTTATGCACTTCTGAAAATTTACGCGATTACATAAATCATGAAAATGATGGAGAACCTCCTGTGGATCTCATTTCTATAGGAAATGAAGAAATTTATAAGGATAAGATATATCGATGCTTGTTGAATATGGAGATTGATTTATCTCGTTCTGTTGTCATAGGATGTTCTAGTGCTATAAGTATCGGTTATGCATTAGAATACGCCGGTAATGTAGCGAATCTAAGACATTGCGGTTGTTTCAGTTTATTTCCTGAAAAGATCACATTATACGAGGCAGACGATATTAAAATAATCACGATGACATATGATACAGAAAGTGGCTAATTTCGTAAAAAGTGAATTTTTTTTCCATCATATACCAATAAAAATGGACGCTGGTGGAATTTACCTAATATCACATTTTGCGATACTAAGGTTCGAAAAGCACCAAGATAGGATAAACGATATCCTGGAAAAATGCCAAAAATCTCCTAAAGATATAAGCGACAAGTTAGGATTGACGCTGGTTGTCTGTGGCAAAAACATTTACCATGAAAGTTTTTACGACTTTCTCACAAAGTCGGGGGTTATATTAACAAATTGTATAGTCTTGACCTGTTCTGATATTGACTCTGTTTCGGACATCTCCGATGATGTAGATTTGTATAGTATATTTACAGCTGATGCTATCAATTATGGTAAAAAGTTCGTCGACTATTTCCCGATAAATTGCTACAGATTTCCATATTATTTGAAATCCATGAGTCTTGATGGTGGTAGCGATGGCGTACACGTAATAGAATTAATATACGAATAACTGTAGATTTTATTTTTTGTTATAAATAAAAGTATTCTTATTTTTGTATTATCTCTGTATTATCTCTGTATTATCTCTGTAAATATTCTTCTCTCTGTAAATATATTTACAGAAAAATAGAACATGCCGGAAGGACCTGAAGTAAAGAGACATGTTTTAGCTCTAAATGCTCTGCTAAGTGGAACTAATTTAGTAAAAGTTAAATTGTTAGGAGGTCCGTACATTCATTCAGAAAAACATTCTGTTTTGCGACAGAGAGTATCTTCTCTTAATAAAACTATATCCGACTTGAAGAATGGAAATATCAAAATAGAGAAAGTGAAGAACAAGGGAAAACAAATTTATATACAAATTCGATTGATATCAAAAGATAAGAATGGTGTGAAATTTATAAGCACTCATTTAGGTATGACGGGATGTTGGAAAAAAACTAAGTCAAAACATTCCCTAATAGAAATTCGGTACGAAAAAAACGGAAAAATAGACTCTATATTCTTAGATGATTATAGAAGATTTAGCGCTTTCGAAATACTATCAGTGAAAGAAATGCGTGAAAAAATATTATCAATAGGGCCGGATGTTTTGGGTGAAAACTTCAAATATCCTGTATTTATCAAGGCGTTCAAACCATATTCCAACAGCAAGCGATTAATAGCAGACATATTATCTGATCAAAGTATTATTAGCGGTATAGGTAACTATTTACGATCTGAAATACTATATGTAGCGAAAATATCACCCACTAGAATGATATCTACACTTGACGCGGAAGAACTACGAATGTTACACAAAGCCATCAAATATGTTGTTAAATCTGCATATTTCAAAGGAGGTATATCAAAATATGATGGAGAAGATATACCTCTTCACGGCCATTATGAGCCAATTGTGTATGAAAAAGAACTAGATCCCAATGGTGAAGAAGTAAAAACCGTCCGCATACAGAATAGGACAGTATATTGGGTGCCAAGTGTGCAAAAATAAATCTGCAATAATTCTTTGTAATTTCCATAATATATCTATGAATAAAATAGACACTTTCAGTATCAAAACTTCGCATTATATAATTGGAGCGGTGGCACTAACCACTGCCCTAAGTTGGAACGGTGCTATTAGAGAAGCAATAAATAAAGGTTTTCCGGCCCCAAAAGATGAGGTGTTTATGGGGTTGTTATACGCTATTATCATAACAATAGTACTAATCTTATTGATAGAGTATTTACCGGATACAACAAATGAATTACCCAAATCCACAAAAGAAAAAATACAGAACGTCGAAACGCAGACAAATATATTAAATAGATTAACTAGATTGGAACGTTTCGTCGCTAATTCTCACAATTACTAGGTTCTACTACTTCTAACATCCATTCTATATTTTTTAATCCAAAAAGACGGAAACTACCTTCAATGCTTTGTTTATATAAATAATCGTAGGGAACTGTATCACAAATAAAAGCGTGTAAAAATGATATGATCATGGGATCAGTGAATGTAAATATTTTATCTGAATCAAGAAAAGCCAGATTTTCTGGAAGGGACTTCAAAACATTTTTAATTTCCTCCGGCATTGGCTTGCACCATGTCCAACAATATTCCTCTTGATCACCAATTTTAAATTGATCATAAACTGCTATCGGGGTGTAATCAGCAGTCATTATTTTCACTTTTTCTTTAAAAACATTATATTTATTATCTTCAATAGTTATATACATTTCCGATTTTCCTATTTTATCATATAATTCCCTTTCATGAGAACTTTGTTTTATGTTCAAATTATTGAATAAAACCATATTAGACTCATCTATGTTGAATAACACCGTCTCCATTCGTGAAAAACTGAAAATATCCTTATGTACAATTGTAAGGAATATTTAATTATGAATTTTGCAACTAGCGAACCGGTGTTATCTCCTATGTTTGTGGCCGAATTTAAATATTGGATAAGACTGATATCATATGAAGTTAATGGAACTGTTCTTCCCGTTAATGTAGCTACCGAGCCCATAAAACAAATACATAATTATGCAGAACCTAAAAAGATACAAAAAATCGCCGGAAAACGCGGACGTGAAAAAAGACCAAAGAAAAGGTGCACCTAAAATAGACCCGAGTTTCTTTTTTTCAATTTTCAGATAAAAAATATGGAAATTGAAATATTGTGATTCGTGTATCTACAATTTTAATTAAAAATTTGTTATAAATATATTATACTCGGATTATTCAATGACAACTGTAATCCCTTACTCTGAAATCAGTTCTATACAACTATATGTATTAGGATCAGAGGACAATAGGATAGATTCAAATGTTTCTATACATCAACAAGATTTATTTAGAAACAATTTCCCCTATCCGGGAGGGCCGTATGATGCCCACATGGGTACTACTTATCACGAATGGGATTGTAAAACATGTCAACATAATAAGAAATTATGTCCTGGACATCCCGGCAGTTATGATTTAAATACACCAGTACCATCTCCTATGTTTATGAAAGATATTATCAAATGGCTTAAAGTTATTTGCTTCGAATGCAAAGAATTAGTTGTTAAAGAGGCGGATTTTAAGGTACCAAGAGATAAAATATTAGGAGAATATGTCAAAATGACAAGAACAGCTGCTAAAAATATTAAATGTGTGCACTGCGATGCTATACATCCACACATAGTGAAGGAAAAGACAGATCCAGTGAGCATTTACATGGAATATTATGAATCTAAAAAAATCTCAGAACAGGGAGGAGGAAATAAATTTAAACTAGTTAATAGAACGCCTCTATTTCCCTATAGAATCAAAGAAGTATTTGATGCTATAGAACCGTCAACAGTTGAAAAGTTGGGAAAACCATTAATATGTCATCCTAAAAAACTTATGATTAGCGTATTAAGAGTTCCTCCTAATACCATGAGACCTGACGTTAAAAAGATCAATGCAGGTAGATCAAATTCCAACGATTTAACCATTTTCATACAGACTATTATGAAAATCAACGAGCAAGTACCTAAAGTAGTGCCAGAAGGTGATACAGACGCCCCAGTACACATACATAATTTGTGCTTAGCAGTGTTTGATTTAATACGTGGGTCTAATACAAATACTAAAAGAAATATAGTTAGTGCATCAAAAAAACCATTAACGTCAATATCGAAAAGATGGCCAAGGAAGTTTGGTCGTATAAGGAGACATTTGATGGGTAGACGTGTTAATCACATGGGTCGAAGTTTTATTACAGGAGATCCGTACAGAAAAATCACGGAAGTGGGTGTACCCATTAGTATTGCTAAAAATATTCAACATCCCATAATAGTCAGAGAATATAACTACAAAGAAATGATGGTATATTTTATGAATGGAACTAAAAGATATCCTGGATGTACCAGAATCAAGAAAAAAAGTACGGGATCTACTCATTGGGTAGGTAGAATCAAAGACGATTTCAAATTGGAAATAGGAGATACTATATACCGAGATACTATCGATGGTGATATTGTAGGATTCAACAGACAGCCTTCATTGGAACCATCATCCATATCTAGTATGGAATGCGTTATCATGGAGTCGGGAGGAGATACAATCAGACTGAATGTATTATCTTGTTCACTCTTTAACGCAGACTTCGACGGGGATAAACATTGTGTTCCCAACAGTAGGCGTCGTATCAAGTTGTTCATATACTTGATATGGTAAAATGTGTAAATATGAACCTTTATATACATAAAGATATAACCTACTAGTTATCAATTATTATGCAAATAATAGTTGGTGGCGACACTTTCAAATTGCGGGAAACTCCTTAGAGCTTTGAATACTACCTTTTGTAAGAGATTATAAGAGGCACTCGAGCTAATAACCCTGGGTATAGTAAAAACTTCAAAGATTGGACAATCCGCAGCGAAGCTTCCTAATTTTCTTATCAAATGAATGAGAGGAAAGGAAGAACGTTCAGAGACTAGACGGAAGTGGGTATTATTTACTATTTATTCACAGATTGTAAAAAATGCTTAAGGTATAGTCCAGCCACTTACGAAAGTTAGTGGGTGTTTCGTGAATATATTCACGAAAATGGCAATGAATATCATATTCTCTAGAAGTTCTAGAACTAGAAACGAAATTAAGAACTTATCTAGCCCTTCGCAATTCTTTATCTCTTATAAAGACGGTAAACCGAAAATAGGAGAAGCACAAGATTCTATAGTAGGTCTTGCTGAATTAACTTCTTCTAGGACAGTAATGGATAAATATCACGCGATGCAGATGTTTAATCAAGTTAATGTCTATCATGATTTCTCTAATTATCCGCCAGACCACGAATTTACTGGAAGAGATATAGTCAGTATATATTTACGTGGCTCTGGTAATCATATTAATTTGACTGCTACTCCTAGTTATTATAATCAAGATCATGCGCCTTATCGTAAATACGATCCGTCTGATATCAAGGTAGAAATAGACAGGGGTATTATGAAATCAGGAATTCTGGACAAAGCGACTATAGGTGAAGGATCTAATGGAAGTATTTTCCATATTATCCACAATCAATATAGTCCGGAAGCAGCATTGGATGCGAGCTTCTGTATGCAGCAAATAGCAATCTCATATTTATTCAATAAGGGATTTACGATGACGTTGCGAGATTTGCTGCTACGTGATAATGCGCTAGAAGAAATACACAAAATAGAATCTAGTTTGATAGCAGAGAGTTACCAAATAACGGAAAATCTGAACCAAGGTAAGATCATCTCTCCTATTGGTAAAACATTAGAGGAGTATTATGAAGAGCAGCAAATTAATGCTCTTAAACCGGGTGATGCTTTCTGGGAACATATTTTAGGATCTATAGACGCAGAAAATAACAACATGTTCAAAGCAATCGTATATGGTGCTAGAGGAAAACTGTTCAATTTTATGAACACTGTATGCGCTATTGGTCAACTTGAAATCAATGGAGAAAGAATGAAAGAAAATTTCGGAAGTCGATCACTGCCTTATTTCACTAAATATGATCCTGACCCAAGAGCCCGAGGATATATAGCTAATTCATATATATTAGGTATCAATCCTACCGAATTTTGGTTCCATGCTGGTGAATCTAGGTACGCGCTTATTAACAAAGCGTTGAGTACGTCCATCACAGGTACGCATAACAGAATGGCTATAAAGAATTTAGAAGCTACATTGGTAGACAATCAAAGAAAAGCTGTAAGCGGTTCACAAGTCATTCAATTGCTTTATGGAGCTAATGGATCAGATCCCAGATTTATAGAAAAGGTTAAACTACCAACTATGAGAAAAGAACTGACCTGGGAGTTATTCGAAGCTGAATATAAAGCAAAGAAAGAACTATTCGATGCTAAGATTCCTGACCCAAAGATATTGGAAGAAGAATATGAACAATTGGTGAAGGACAGAGAATTCTATACTAATTTATTCTTGCGAATGGAAATAGTCAATTCTCGACCATATACGGATTCTATACCAATGCCTGTAAATCCACACCGCATAATAGAAGATACGCTATATAACCTAGAATTGAAATCTAAATCGGGGAAAAAAGAGAAATCATCTTTAGACCCGGTCTCAGCTATAAACAATGTTCGCGAGTTGTGCAATGACATACAGTATTGTTTACTCAATAATATTCAAAAACGTCGAGGCACTTCTATGCCTAAATATCTCAAAGATGCTTGTTGTCTTTTGAAAATCCTAATTAGGAGTTATTTGAACTTATCAACTCTAGTCAGGAGACACGTTAATAACGAAGCATTATCGATTATTATAGAACAAATAAAGATGTTCTATTCGAAATCATTAATTAGTTATGGAAAAGCCGTAGGAATTATTGCATCCCAAAGTATTAGTGAGCCTATGACTCAGATGGTGTTGGACAGTCATCACTATTCTGGAGCAGGATCTACTAAGAAGAAGGGTATGTTTCGTATCAAAGAAATCTTGAGTGCTCGTCCAACTAAGAAAATGAAAGCGCCAAGTATGACTCTACAGGTTATACCGGAATACAAGACTAATAAAATTAAAGTACAGGAAATTGCCAACCATATTGAAATGTTGCCGTTGCGACAATTTGTAGACAATTGGCAAATATTCTTCGAGAAATACGGCGAACCGGTACATCCGCTATACGCCAAAGAAAAAGAGTTCATTAAAGAATTCGAAAAATATCATTCTCATGTTAAACCACCATCTGATTTGACCAATTGGTGTTTCCGTTTAGTACTGGATAAATCCAAATTGATAGAAAAACAGATGAAGATAGACACTATCTATCACAAAATCCGACAAAGTTATCCTTCTACGCATATAGTATATTCTACAGACAATGCTGAGACAATTGTAATGAGGATATATCTAAGAAACTCATTTGTTAAAAAATGGCCTATGACCGTCTTACAAGCATCTGAAATAGTTGAGGAAATGTTAGAATTGGGAGTAAGAGGTATCGATGGCATAAACGCCGCGTACGTTAAAGAGGGAAAGGTTAACAGGCTGAGTGAAGATGGATCAATTGTAAGTGAAAATTCATATTATATATTTACAGATGGAACTAATCTTCGCAAGATATTGGAAAACCCCTATATCGATCCTGACACGGCTCAATCTGACAGTATCGTAGAAACTTACGAAGTTTGGGGAATAACAGCTACTAGAGAAAAAATTATAAACGAATTGCGTCATCAAGTAGACGGTTCTTCGTATGTACATTATGCTATATATGCTGATATGATGACGCATAGTGGAAACGTAACCTCTATAGATAGATATGGATCGGCTAAAAGAAATTCTTCTATCTTATTGAGAATAAGTGATGCCAGTCCTATAAGTGTTATAGAGGAGAGCGCTATTAATGCTTTCTCAGATGATTTATCTGGAATATCTCCGCCAATTATGATAGGTAAAAATCCTGAAGTTGGAGATTTGTTTAACACATTTAAAGCAGATGAAGAAATGGCTGCTGAAGTAAGAAAAAATTTCGCCAATCTACTCAGTGAATTATAAGCGAAATCGCGACCATAAGGATCAATATGAAAGATTATACTTTCATTAATTTTTGTTTGATTTTTTGGATTATATTATCATCAATTATTATGTTATTTGTTTCACCCGATCCTAATAGAGACATATCTTTTTCTGCTTTATATTGTTCATATAAATCATTGAGAGTCATGCCCATGGCTTTTGCTACGTTTTCCAATTCAGGATCCTCTTGTATTTTTCTGTAGAATGCTTCTTGCATTTCCGCTTCTTCCATATCATTTATCTTTTCTTGCCTTTCTTTTATAATTTCTTCTCGTTCTTTTTCTCGGTCTTCGCGATCTTTTTCATGCTCCTTCTCGCGTTCTTTTTCTTGTTCTTTTTCGCGTTGTTCGCGATTTTTTACTTCTTCTTCTCTTCTTTTTGCTTCTCTTTCGCGTTCGCGTTCTCGAGCATCTTCTTCTCTTCGCCTAATTTCCAGTTCTCTATTATCTATGTTTCTCAGTATTATATTTTTGTCAATTTGAGATAATATCAGCGAATATAATCTCCTTTCGAGGTCTCGTAAAGTTTGGATGCCAGAAAAGTTTCCATAAATCTTAAGTTCTGTTAAGTATTCTTTTATCTTGTCCAATGATTCTTTGTTTTCATCCCTTGGCTTGAAACTTTTCGACAATAACTTCAATTTGGGAAGCATAGCTAATAAATCTACTTCAAATACCTTTTCAGGATGAGACTTTATTTCTTTTTTGATTTTGGAAAGAGTCCAATCAGCAACTACATCTTTGAACTTATATAATCTATTGAATTCTAAGAATTTTTTCACTTCTTTAGAGAAGTCTACATACAAACTTGAAATACCTTCTTCACGAACAAAATCGGATAGGCATTTCTCTACTGTATTCACATCAGCGGGACCGGGTTTAAAATATTTATAAGCATCTAGTACAATTGATTTTTTAGCGTCTGGCAACAGACAAGAATAAGATATGTTAGATTTTTCGATAAATTCATACATATCTCTGATATCACGTTCGTAAATTATCTCGGATACTAATCCTTTCAATCCATTCACAGTGAAGTCCATTTTTTTAACAGGTTTCGTGTAATAATTACCTAAATATGTCATTAAATTCTTCACCCCTGATAGTTTCTGCAGACTCTCCAAATATGGCTTGAGGAGACCAATTATTTCATCATCTAGTCGCATAAATTCGCCACGACCTTCATATTTACGATCCGAATACTGGAAATATAAAATAGAAGCGATGACAATTATTACTATAAGCAATAGAATAAAGAGCAAGTAATTCATACTATATCTACAAAAATAGAAAAAATAATACTGACATTTATTTTCTTCAGTCTTCAAAATTTTCCATCGAGATATCATCCGATAAGAGATCTTCTGTGATAGATGCTTTGGCTTCTCTAATTTTTTCTATGATCTTCTGCCACTTAGCACATTTATTCTTAAATTCTCTAGTCCACAAAGTTTCTCCTTCATCTGTTAATTCAAAAGTATTAGAATTCACATTGTGAAAGTATGATATACTCCACACACCTTGGTATTTATTTGGGGAAAATCCATCAGATTTAGCAACCTCTTTATGATTTTTCCAAATTTCCCATAGTTCTTCCGACCTAGTTTTTTCAATAGGAAACGGAGCACTAACGATATATAAAGTTTTCTCTTTTACAAGTTTAGGAGCACTCCAATTCAATCCCATTTTGTATAACTTATACTGTTTATTTAAAAAAGTAATATCAATTTTCTTATTTTATATAGAAGGCTTCCACAAGCTGATATATTGATATAATCCAATATATTTATAATCAGCTTCTTTCAATTCTCCTGAAATCTTCGGATTGAAGGCTTCGAACTTATTAATCCAATTAGCAAATGAAGCATTTTGTCGTACTTCATACTTTTTGTTTTCGAATTTTGATATAAGATTATCGATATTCACTAGATTTTCTTCGTAATATTTTCCTTGACTGAAGGGATGTATTACGCCGATTTTTTGACCATAGTCGCTAAACTTATCGCTTTTATACAACTTTTTGATGCTATATTTTAATACATCTTCTTCGATTATATCATATGTTTCTTCAAAATCTAGCTCCTCTAGCAGCCGGAACACTCTTTCTCCATGAAAGCATGTAAAGATAAATACTCCTCCCGGTTTTAACAGCGAATCTACCAATACCATGAGATTGTTTAGTGATTCTTGATCATCTATTATGTAGTGTATGGCTAAGTTCATTACTATCCCGTCTACACCATTTTTGGGTAGAGGAATATCTCTAAGTTTTTGTACTATATCTTTGGAAGAATTATCCAAATCCAAGGTCTTCGTGTATATATTTGGAGGTGATTTCGGTCTGCGTCCATAAATATACAATTCATTCTTGTCCATTCCTTCATATTTCCTCCTATTGAGTTCTGCTATAGCCTCAGAATCTCTATCTACGAACAACAAATTCTTGATACCAAATCCAATATATGTAAATAGATCCTGTCCTTTCCCACATGCTAGGTCTATAGCAAACAAACTGTTTTCTAATTGTCTTATTAACTGAGCTTTTACGAAATTATTAAATTTCGTTGTTGGTTTGTACATGTCTAATTTTTCTTGAGCAAAGTATCCTTCAGAAGGAGCTTTCTCACTTTGTTTTTCTGTTAACATTTCCAAGGTAAAAGGAGTGAAAAATTGTTGATACATCTCTTCGGCGACTTTAAAATCATTGCCGTATGCGGTACCTTCTCTAACATTGACATCTTTATCCGGGCGCATTTTCGTTAATATCCAGTTGGATTTTTCAACATCATATTTGAATTCCCCAACATGTCCATGATAATTCTCCGGATCTTTAAGCTTGTTAGTTTTCCAAATATAAGCTAAGGGATTTTCGCTGGGTGAGAACTGTATAGGAAAATAGTTTTCTCTCAAACTTATTTTGAGATCTTCGAATGTTTTTTCGTATCCGGGAAAATAAGTTAATCTGAGGGTATTAAATATTTGATATCTAATCCCACATAGTAAGAAATATATTTCTTCACCTGCTTCGACAATGTACGGTTTTTTACCCAATATATTAGCCGAAGGTTTGACGATCAAGAAATCTATGGTAGATTGTTCGGGGGGTTTCCATTTGTAGACAGACATGTCGAAGTACTCTCCATCAGCAGGCGTAAATATCAATCCGTCTACAGGATATACTCTAGTACGTCTATCGTATATTTTTTTAATCTCTTCTGGATAATTTTCCGATAGTCTAATTTGTATCTTTTTTTCTGTAAGGGGATTGAACCACGCTGCTACTTCTTCAAATTTCCCTTCTCGTTCCGAAAACGCAACTTTAGTCATATCTACATTTTCCAACATCATAATGTCAAAGATATAAATCTTATCTATAGTTTCATTAGATTTCTTATCGAGGGATGATAGCACTTCGGTATCTAGTATTGTTAT